CAGTAGTAGGATAATGCGCTTTTAACAAATTTTTCTGTAACTTCAAAGTAGTTTGATATCTCATATAATGATGTAATGCCATTAAATGTAATGCTTTTAATTTCATCTAAAGGCATTAACATTTCATATGTTTTCCTTCTTGCATATCCTTCAAATTTCCTATTGTTAAACTTCGTTTGATCTAAAATATTTCCAGCATTCATTTTGAAATGTGCAATTTCTTCTGCTACAATTTCATGTTTTCTATAAGGCGTTAAATTTTCATTGATATAAACAGTATCTTGAAAAATGTACCCATCTTGAACACTAGGGAAGTTAGATAATTCGATAAATGTTAAATAATTATGCTGACACATTAGCATTTCATATTTCCACATAAAATTAGAAACTCCTTTATTTGTTACGGTTTTCTTTTAAAAATTGTATAAAGTTTTCAACTTGTTTTATTTCGTCTTCAGTTAAATCATCTTTGTTGAAATGTGCAGCTTGTAATGTATCGGATTCGATAACATTTTCTTTTGGTTCAGTGATTTTAGATTTAGGTACATTAAAATAATCTGCTAGTTGTTGAATTCTTTTGATTCGTGGATACTTTATTTGTTGTAGCCAGTTAGAAACTGTGGGTTGAGTTACGCCGATCGCTTCTGCAAGTTCCTTTTGGTCAATGTTATTTTCAACCATTAATCTGTGCAGATTATCAGACAAAACTTTTCTAACGTTATTTTCCTCCATTTTTATCTCCTTTAATATTACTTAATGTAATATTAAGTTACCATAATTAACATTACTTTACAATACTTTTTATAACTTTTTGAGAAAAAATATAACTTTATCTGTTGACAGGTAATGTAAAGTAATATAAAGTTATACGTGTGAAAGCGAGGTGAACTAAATGCCAGAACAGTTATCTGTAAGAAAGTGGAGATTAATAAGAGATTTAAAACAGCAAGAAGTAGCGGATATATTGGGTGTTAACTCAAAGACTGTAGGACATTGGGAAAAGGAAGATACAAATTTGAGTAATGTTACTGTCTATGCACTTGCAAAGTTATATGATATTGAAGTGGACCAAATAAAGGTCTAAATTTTTTAACATCAATATAACTTTTAATAACTTTTAAGGAGGAAATCAAATGGAAGAAGAAAAACTAGATGAAATTCTAAAAATAATAGACGGCACGCCTAAATATGAATGGGATAGATTAGTGCAAGAAGTTAACAGAGCTTACAGCCATAAGACCGTCAAGGTTGAGCTTGACAGTCATAGCTGTAAAACAATCAGAAAATCACTTAGTTAAAACTTGAATGAAAACAGGGTGGATTCGGTAATTCACATTATCAATTTTAATGTTGATGTAGTTGAAATTGAACAAGTTATCGATTTGTTCTTTATACCAAAGGTTTGCATCTGTATATGTGTTATCAATTACAACATCATTTGATTCAGATAGATTTACCCATTCGCCAAGTAAACAAGCATAAATGTTTTTCATAAAATCACCTCCTTTTATAAGGAGTATAGCAGAAAGGAGCATAAGAGATTGAACGAATTACAAACATTCAATTTTGAAGAATTACCAGTAAGGACGTTAACAGTAAATGAGAAACCATTTTTCGTCGGTAAAGATGTAGCGGAAATCTTGGGCTACTCAAACACGAGAGACTCATTATATAGACACGTTGACGGTGAAGATAAGGACGTCGTGAAACTCGACACCCTTGGTGGTAAACAAAGTCAAACTATTATCAACGAATCTGGCTTATACAGCTTAATATTCTCATCAAAATTAGAATCAGCTAAACGTTTCAAGCGTTGGGTAACATCTGAAGTTTTACCAGCTATTCGAAAACATGGACTGTATGCAACAGATAACGTAATCAAAAACACATTAAATAACCCAGATTATATTATCAATATTTTAACTGAGTATAAGAAAGAAAAAGAACATAATTTAGTACTCGAACAACAAGTTAAGGAGAACAAACCTAAAGTACTATTCGCAGATTCAGTTGCTGGTAGCGATAATTCAATACTCGTAGGAGAATTAGCGAAATTACTTAAACAAAACGGTATTGATGTTGGGCAAAACAGATTATTCAAATGGTTAAGAAACAACGGTTACTTAATTAAAAAGAGTGGAGAAAGCTATAACTTACCAACTCAAAAAAGTATGGATTTAGAAATATTAGATATAAAGAAACGTGTAATTAACAATCCTGATGGATCTAGCAAAATTACACGTACACCTAAAGTAACAGGTAAAGGCCAACAATACTTTATCAATAAATTTTTAACAGAACTAGAAACAAATTAAAGGAGCGAATAAAATGAAAAGTTTAAAAATTCAATACGGAGTACCTGAAGCATCAAAAATCAAAAGTGCAGTAAATGAAATTGAAGAAGCTATCGAAGATTTAAATTATGACGCAATCGATATAGAGATAGGTATAGCGCCTAAACCAATTATCGAATTCGATGAAGAAGAGGAGGTATAACATGAACAATTTATACAAAACAACCCTCCTCATCACAATGGCAGTTGTGACTTGGAAGGTTATGAAAATTGACCGAAATACAAAACCTACTAAAGTAAATGTGGAAATTCTTTAGAAATTCTTTCTAATGAATTTTTAGCTTTTTCGTAATTCTTAACGTACTCGGTTATTAAATCCACATGAACATTGCCTCTATTTTGAATATCAGCTTTAGCATAAATATCAACAGTTAGTAGAGCTAAATCATGAGCACGTTGTTCAATAGAGAGATTAGACATATTTATCCACCTCCTTAGGTTGATAAATAAATTATACACGAAAGGAATGATTTTTATGGAATACATTGGATTTGCGGACGCTATCGAGTTTGTGAAAATAAGTGGAATTTCTAAAAACGATTTAGAAAAGCACGTTTATAGCAATAAAGAGTTCCAAGAGAAATGTATGTACAGATTTGGCAAGAATCATAAACGCTACATCAAGATTAGACCGGCAATTGACTTTATAGAACAAAATTTAATGGTGTCAGAAACGGCACTTTAGAGGAGGTTTACCGATGAACAAACTACAACTCATTAAAATAGCACTTTTAATCGTCATCTTGGCGGAGGAGATTAGAAGTGATAGAAACCGAATAGTAAAAGTTAGTACCAGTATAGACGAAAAGGAATTAACAAAAATTGTAAATGAGAAAAATGCAAAAAACGTATCATTTATTTTCTAATTAGAATGCTATTTGATTTCGCATTAGAAAGAGGGTACATCGAAAAACTTTTAGAAATGAAAGGAGAGGATTAAATGAAGTACTTACTCAGTTACATGACGATGTTCATCGCAATGATCATCACATTAATTTTAGGAGGTGGTTTCTTTACGGTAATAGCATTTTCAATGTTAACGCTTATTTTCAGCAGCTTCTTTTGGGAGAAGTGGCTTGAGATAACAAAAAAGACTGAAACTTGCGCCAACAAGTAACAGTCGGAGACTTTAAAAATTATATGTACTTAAAATTTACAACTAAATAAGGAGGTCGTCAAGTTGAAACACAAATTACTAAAAATTGCTAACGACTTAAATGTATTAATTGTTCATACCAAAGAGGACGTTGAATGTTCTTTCAAAACAGGTATTTGTGAAGATGAAGTAGTTTTATTCTTCCATCATTACTCAGATGAGTATGATGCAGAAGTTAAAGATATTTTGTTTGCTGAATTTCATACGCCAGAAAAACTTTATAACAAATTCGAACTAGCTAAAAAAGTGATTAAAGGGGAGTGTTTAATCGATGAAAGAAACAGTGACATATCTAATTAAACTGAAAGACGCTCCTTTCGACCTGTATATCACCAATAAACCTAATAATGAAGAAGATACCTCTTATTCAAGAGATAGACGAAGAGCAAGAGAATTTGCAGGACTAGAAGATGTGAGTATCGACATGACAAAACATACAGCGATTAAGAAGACAGTAACTGAAACAACTGAATATGAGGAGGTTAAGTATGACTGAGGAAAAACAAGAACCCCAAGAAAAAGTGAGCATACTTAAGAAATTGAAGATAAATAATATCTCTGAGAAAAACAAAAGAAAATTCTATAAGTTTGCAATTTACGGAAAAATCGGCTCAGGTAAAACAACGTTTGCTACAAGAGATAAAGATGCTTTCGTCATTGACATTAATGAAGGTGGAACAACGGTTACTGATGAAGGATCAGATGTAGAAATCGAAAACTATCAACACTTTGTTTACGTTGTGAATTATCTACCTCAAATATTACAAGAGATGAGAGAAAACGGACAAGAAATCAATGTTGTAGTTATTGAAACTATTCAAAAACTTAGAGACATGACATTGAATGATGTGATGAAAAATAAGTCTAAAAAGCCGACGTTTAACGATTGGGGAGAAGTTGCTGAGCGAATTGTCAGTATGTACAGATTAATTGGAAGACTTCAAGAAGAATACCAATTCCACTTTGTCATTACAGGTCATGAAGGTATCAATAAAGATAAAGATGATGAAGGCAGCACGATTAATCCTACTATCACTATTGAAGCACAAGAACAAATTAAAAAAGCAATTACATCTCAAAGTGATGTATTAGCTAGGGCAATGATTGAAGAATTTGATGATAACGGAGAAAAGAAAGCTAGATATATTCTAAACGCTGAACCTTCTAATACGTTTGAAACAAAGATTAGACATTCACCTTCAATAACAATTAACAATAAAAAATTTGTAAACCCTAGCATAAAGGACGTAGTACAAGCAATCAGAAATGGAAATTAAAAATAACTAATAAGGACGGTAATTAATTATGAACTTTAATTTAAATTTACAAGGCGCACAAGAATTAGGTAACTACATGCAACCAGGACAATACAGTGTGAAAGTTAAAAACTTCGAAAGCAAAGAGAGTAAGAATGGACACCCGCAATTAGCGATCACATTCGCACATAAAGAAGAAGGAGAATTCACTCACTATGCTAATGGCGATACTTCTAATGATTTCGCTAAAAACTGGTTATACACATTCTTAAAATCAATAGGAATCCAAGATAACAACGGTCAATTCAGCTTTAATGAAAGAGATGTAATTGGAAAACCAATCAATATTGAACTTGAACGTAAATATAATGACTACACAGAAAAATGGAACACAGTTTTAAAACGTTTTTGGAAATTTGATGGAAATCCAGTATATGAAAAAGTTGGGATTAAAGAGAACGAGAAAAACGAAGGTAATGAGCAATCAGGCAAACCAAGTGTTAATGACAATAGCAATCCTTTTGCGAATGCGAATGGACCTATTGATATACAAGATTCAGATCTCCCGTTCTGATTGGGTTGATATAAGTGTCGAAGATTATCAAATATAACCAAAGAGAAGATGGTTTGTATGATGTTGTAATTACTGGTATAGAAGTGCCAGAACAAGCTATTGATTTATTAAATATAGGCCAGACTGTTGATGTTGATTGTTCAGTGGTAGATCCAAATTCTATCACTGGCAAACAACGAAGACTGATATTCGCATTATGTAACGATATAGAAGCGCATACAGGGCAGCCTAGAGATTATATGAGACAAATGTTTCAAGACTATGTGAAGTTCTTATATGGATATGAACAGCGAATTTCATTAGCTGATTGTACAAGAACGATTGCTAAACAAATTATAAATGTAATGTTCGAATGGATATTCACTAATGGAATACCACTTAATTACAAAACAAGTGAAATGATGAAAGAAGATAAAAATTATCTTTATTGGGCAACTGTTACAAGACATTGTGTAATATGTGGTCAACCTAATTCAGACCTAGCACACCTTGAAACAGTAGGTAGAGGTATGAACAGGAACAAGATAGACCACTACGATAAGCATGTTTTAGCGTTATGTCGTAAACATCATACAACGCAGCACCAAATGGGGATAGAAAGTTTTAACAAATATTACCAATTACAAAACAGTTGGATCAAAGTTGATGAGCGCTTAAACAAAATGTTGAAAGGAGTAAAGAGTAAATGAGTAACAACTTAAAAAGTAGTGTTAGCGGCTATGGTCTTGTATTTAAGCGAGTTATGAAAGATACAGACATTGATATTGAAGCAAAAGCATTATACAGCTATTTATCAGCTTATGCTGGTTCAAGTGAAGTCGCATTTCCAAGCGTTAACTTGATATGTCACGAACTTAATATCAGTGATAAACGTTTTAAGAAATATAGGAAACAGCTTGAAGATAACGGTTATCTAAGCGTCAAAAGACAAAGAACAGATAACGGTTTTAGTAAAAATATCTACACTATAGAACACAATCCCGTATCGGGTAGTTTCGTAACGGTACAAAACGTAACGGGAAGAAAAGTAACGGGACAAAACGACACCACTACAATTAACAGTATTACAAATAACAGTATTACAAGTAACAGTAAGACAATTAATAATAGCGCAACTGACGTTACGCGTGAGCAATTTGAAGAGTGGTGGCAACTCTATGATAAAAAGCTAGACAAAAAGAAAGCTGCATCACTATTCAAATCAGCCCTAAAAAAACACGACTTCGAAACAATCATGAAAGGTACTAGAGAGTATCTAAAGACAATCACTAACAAACAATATCAAAAGTACCCTAAAACGTTTTTAGGCCAAGAAAGTTATTTGAACGACTTTACACAAGAAACAGTACCAAATGGAATGGCTCAGTTAGAACGTATGAAGTACGACGAGAGTTATTGGGACTAGGAGTGATTATAAATGCAATCAATGGAAAGTTTAGCTAGAAATATCAAACCTAGTAAAAACATCGTAGAAGAACAACACAATCTTAAATGTAGTAAGTGTGGGAACACATACGACTATTACAAGTTTAGTAACGGGAACGAGTTTAGACATGGCTGTGACTGTTCAATGATACAAGCTGGTAAAGAAGCAGAGAGAAAAAGAAAGCAAAAATATATAAATAATATCTTCAATCAATCTACTGTAAACGATTCGCTAAGAGATGCAACAGTAAATAATTACAAACCCCAAAACGAAAAGCAAGTATACGCTAAAAAAACAGCCATAGAGTACGTCAAAACATTCTCGGTAGATAAACCTAAGTCTTTAATCTTACAAGGCTCATACGGTACCGGAAAAAGCCATATAGCGTATGCCATAGCTAAAGCAATTAAAAACGAAGGATATTCAGTGGCTTTTATGCACATTCCAATGTTAATGGAGCGTATTAAAGCAACGTATAACAAGAATGCTGCAGAAACAACAGATGAACTTGTACAACTACTAAGCAACATAGATTTACTGGTACTTGATGATATAGGTGTAGAGAATACTGAACACACATTAAATAAACTATTTAGCATTGTAGATAACAGAGTTGGAAAGAATAACATCTTCACTACCAACTTTAGTGATAAAGAATTAAATCAAAATATGAATTGGCAAAGGATTAATTCGAGAATGAAACATAACGCTAGAACTGTAAAGGTACTAGGCGATGACTACAGGGAGCGTGACGCATGGTAAAGGAAAACATTATGCAAATACTTGAGTGTTCCGATGTGTATGCTCAAAAAATACTTGATTGGGCGAATGGTAATCAAGAGAAACTTATCAAGCTAATTAACGACAAGCTAGAAGAAAAAAGCAACAGACAGGCGATAACGGAGGTGTCCTGATGGGACTTATCGACGGACTTAAAAAGCAATACATGTTGTATCAAATTGACGGTTGGGAGATGTGTAGTGTGACGCCGTTAGGAGAAGATACGTTCAAACTAGGTAACTATGCAGGCATACACTTTAGAAATACATTTTCAGGAACAGTAACGAAACATGAACTAGAAAAACTGAAACGCAAACATAAGCTATTCAGAAAAGAAGAACTGCAACAGCAAATGACAATTAACGACTATTATTTTGAGGTGGAGCTTTGAGTAAATACAATTCAAAAAAAGTTGAATATAAAGGCGTCACTTTTGATAGCAAAGTTGAGTGTGACTATTACCAACATTTAGAACGTAACTTAGGTGAAGAATATGATCATATCGAACTACAACCTAGATATGAGTTAATACCTAAGTTTGATAATCAACGTAAAACAGAATATATAGCCGACTTTGCATTATGGAAAGATAACAAGCTGATTGAAGTGATAGACGTCAAAGGTATGCCAACAGAAGTAGCGAAGTTGAAAGCGAAGATATTCAGATATCAAAACAGAGAAATACCACTCACATGGATATGTAAAGCACCTAAATACACAGGGCAAGAGTGGATAACGTACGAAGAACTTTTAAAAGCCAGACGAAAGAAAAAGAAGAAAGAGGTGTTAGATAAATGAATAGCTATGAAGTTCAAACGAGATTAGATTTTACGATTAAAGGTCATATTAATGCGTTTGTTCCAGTTGAAAAAGGTCAAACACCTTCTGACGCAATAGAAGATTTTAAAGAACAATTGTTAGAAAGTCCGAGAGATGTATTGAATTACGATATAGGCATAGATGATTTAGAGGTGGAGTAAATGGAATTAGCAAAGAATAGAACGATTGAATTTAAAAATAATAGATTATATTACGTTGTAAAAACTGAAGAACAGAAACACTTATTGCCAGTTGAAGATGTACACGAAGCTGAATATACAGGCACACCCTGGAAACTCATTGTAAGACGTATTAAGTATTCTGGCTATAGTCCTGAAGAAGCTTTATTCGAAGATTATAACGAACAAGACACAGAAACGAAAGAGAGAAAACGACTATCTCAATTAGAACATGAGGACAGAATGAGGTTAGTAAGACTAGAACGACAAAAAGAGTTGGACCTAAGACGTAAGAAACCTCACTTATTTGAAGTGCCTCAAGTACATCCTAGAAGAGAATGGTGTGTGCACCTTATGAAGTACGATATTTTTCCAAAAAGGGTGGTTAGATCATGAGTATTAAAGATTTGAATAGAGGCGATAGAATCAGAATACAAGAGGTTAATGGTGTTGAAATTACAGTGCAAATAGAAAGTGTATATCATTTAACTGGGGCAAAAACTGGGTCAAATCTTGCTATAGATAAATGGTTTGCTGATGTAGAAGCAATTGACGGGAGAACTTGGACTATTGATGATAGTTACGATTTTTACTCATTGGCTAATGAAAATGAACCTGTGGAAATGACGTTAGATGACAAAGTTAACCACCCGTCACATTATACGTATGGAGATATAGAAGTTGTAGATTTCATAGAGCAGGTCACTAAAGATTACAAACCAGAGTTAGCATTTGCGATTGGTAATGCAATCAAGTATATAAGTCGTGCTAATCGTAAGAACGGTAAAGAAGATTTAGACAAAGCGCGTTGGTACCTAAATAGAGCGTTTAAGAAGTGGGAGGATTAGAGATGATACCTAAATTTAGAGTGTGGGATAAAGACGATAAAAGAATGATAGAGTGGATTGACTTAGATTTATTAAAGGATGTTGGACAAGATGATTTGACTATTTTTGAGCCTGAAGGACCTGTAAAAGGGGCTATATTAAATCCTGTTTTAATGCAATCAACTGGATTGAAAGATAAGAACGGTGTCGAGATTTATGAAGGGGATATTGTCGAAGTATTAGTACAAGATGTTGAACCTAAAATCATGAAAGATAAAACATATATTGGTGTTGTAGTTTATAACCTAGGAATGTTCGATATTAAAGATTTAAAAAACACATATCTAGGAATTATGCCTCAAATGTATATGTCAGATATTAATTGTGTGTTTGAAATATTAGGTAATAAATACCAGCACCCAGAGTTATTGGAGGATAACTAATTGGATATTAACAATCTTTACACATACAAAGCAACATGCACGAATGTAGTTGACGGTGACACGATAGATATTTTACTGGACTTAGGTTTCAAGACAACTGCAGAACGTAGAGTAAGGTTGCTTAATGTAGATACACCTGAAAGAGGTCAAGAGAACTACAAAGAAGCTACCGACTTTACTAAAACGTGTGTAGAAGGCAAAAAGATATACGTACAGACATACAAGAGTGATGTGTTCGGTAGGTATCTCGCTAATGTGTGGTACGAGAACGGGCAACGTAGTTTGAATGATGATCTAAGAAGTGCAGGATTATTGAAAGAGAATTCTAAATGGAATGAGGGATAGGAAGTGGCAGGAATAACTAAGGAACAAGTATCAGAGTTCATTAGAAACAATGACTTAGATTGGGATGAAAGCTATCCACGTAGTGACTGGTGGAAGTTCAGAGATGAACGCGACGCTTACAAGAAACAACGTGATGAACTCATCAATGATTTGTCAGAGATTAAAAAGAAGGCAGAGGCGTTTGATGAAATTTTAGATATTAACATTGATAAAGATGAGTTTACGAGCGAAGAATATATCGAAAAAGTAAATGATGTTATTCAAGAATGGATTTTTAGTTAGTAGATTATGGAGTGATACACAATGAAGGATAACAAGTGGATAAAACTAAAAGATGAATTAACACAAAAGTATATTGAGCTTCGTGGCAAAAGTAATAAAATTACCAATGATTTACCAACTGTTGAGATAGCAAATATATTAGTTGGCAGGAAAGTTGTAAAAGAACAATTACAACGCATGGACGAACTCGACGGAACACATGAGTTTCAAAATTTATTAAGTGATTTGGAGCGTGGTAGTGATGAGTATTCAAGAAATTAAACCTTGTCCATTTTGTGGTGGACGTGCTGATTTAAGATATTCAATCAACCGAGCCTTAATTGAATGTACTAATTCTAAATGCAAAATACAGCCATCTACATGGTTGCGTGTAGATACAGACAGTGTCGATAAATTGGTTAAAATTTGGAACACAAGAAAATATAAGGAGGAACAATAAATGACAAATACATTAGGAATTAAATTGTTATCAGAGAATGCGACTATGCCGAAGAGAGCAAACCCTACGGATAGCGGGTTAGATTTGTATGTATCAGAAACGATTAACATTCCTGCACACGCAACTAAAGTAGTTAAAACAGATATAGCGATTAATCTACCTTATGGATATGAAGCACAAGTGAGACCTAGATCAGGTAAGTCACTAAAAACAAAGCTACGTGTAGCATTAGGAACAATAGACCAAACATACAATAAAGAAATCGGTATTATCACAGATAATATCGGTGATGAGGCAATCGTAGTTAAAGCAGGCACACGCTTAGCACAATTAGTCATTGCACCAGTAATGTTACCAGAGCCAACGGAGGTGCAAGATTTTGATGAAATATCAGAACGTGGAGCATACGGAAGCACAGGGGAATAAAGACATAGTAGCAGAGATTAAAAGAATACTAGGTAAGGAGTGAATGGAAATGAAAAAGAAATTTACAATTGAAGTTGAAATGGAAGAAAGATGGATTAATGACTTTATGTCAATGTTAAACTACATGGAAAAACTTGGGAATTTAGGTGCTTCTAGAAATGTTTCTCTATTTGCTGATGGAGATGGAGATTTTCGACCAAAATTCATATCAAATATAGAGTGGGAAAAAGTAGAACCAACTGCTTCAATCAATGGTAATAACACATATGATGCAGGGTAGTAAAAAATACGTTTTAAAAAGTAAAAGAGGTGCTGGGGAAGTGACACTAGATTCAATTAACTTTGTTTGGATAGCCATGATGTGTTTGATTGTTGTAGCACTTGTTAATGTAGTTGCTCATGTTTGCATGATAATTTTATTTACTAAAGA